GTCAGCAAGGCGTACCTGATACTATGGCACGTCCAGCAGGCGATGGAAACGGAGTGGGTGGAACTGCCGGAAGAGGTGTGGCCGGAGGCGGAACGTCTGCATCTTCTGGCGTTACCGCTGACAACGCCGCAAATCCAGTAGCGAATCAAACCACTGCGCAAAACACTATCTCGCCTGTCCAGCAGCACAAACCAGTTGTCAATCAAACTGAACCCATCACGCCTCCGCCGCAGCAACATGGCGCACCAGATGCGGTCATTAAGCCTGCAAGCCAATCGGCTGGTGAGCAGGCACCTATCATCACTCCCGATCGGAGAGCACAGGGCGCACAGGAGAAGCCAGCGAAGACTTCCAGTCCGCGCCAGAAGGTTTCCGTCGATACGTCACGCCACACGCTATTGCAGGCTATCGCCATCAAGGGCGTGGATGCTACAGACCCACTAGCAAACGACTTGCGCAAATCGCTGGGCTTGTCTGACGGCAAGAACATGCGGGTCAATATTCCAGGCCATCCGCCCATGTGGCTATTCCGCAAGAATGGGAAACGGCTGGACACGATTGCCGGAGAACTATCGCAATCCGGCGAGCGTTACTTGGATGCGCATGACCGGCAGGAAATGCTGGACAAGTTGTATGACAATCCAGACCATATGACTCCAGAAGGAACAGCAACCAAGGCGCAGCGCGAGTATGAGGCCGAGCAGGCCGATCATCAGGCCGGGAGCAAGGAAAGATTTGAATCCACGATAGCGACGCATGATATTTATGATGAAACTACCGATGCAGAATGGGAGAATATCCTTGAAGACGGTCGTCTCATGTCGGCAGAAGAAGCCGATAAATTTTTCGCGGAACCCGCAGAAAATCAGGAGCATGGAAATGATCAGCAAAGAACAGCGCAAGAGGCTAGAAAAAATGACGCCGGAGGAATTGCGGAGAACGGCACTTCTGGCGCTCAAGAAACGGGCGGCAAAGCGTTTGGCCTTGCAGGGCAAACCAACGAAGAAATAAACGCTGCAGCACAAGCGGAACACGAAGCCGAGATTGCAAAGATCAAGGCTGAACGTGACGCGGCGAACAAGCGCGCAAAAGAAGCAGAAGAACAACTCAAAGCAGACAACACCTCAAACGGCAATGCCGCTGACGCTTTCAGCATGACACAGCCTGAGCCAGTCAGCAAGGCGCAGCAGAAGGCTATCGACAAGAAGAAAGCGGAAACAGAACTGGTCGGGCAGTCTGATCTTTTGAGCCAGTCCAATGCGCCAACATCCAACCAGTCAGAATTCGAGAAGATCGGAATGGTTCGGTCTGGAGATTCGTGGCGATGGAAAGGGAACGTTGACGGCGATGCCTACGACAGCGTAACAGTCAGGCCGTGGAAGGGCGGTTTCACCGTTACGACTGGCGGGTATTTCAATTCGCCATTGGGCGGAAACGCTTTACCCACAAAAGAAATCGGAACGTTCAAGACGGAGAGCGAAGCGGTTAGCGCGGCCAAGGAACAGATAGCATCCAAGCAGGTTGCGAAAGAAGATCATACCGGTCAACCATCCATCTCAGCAACGGAAAACAATCCCACCGATGCTGCGAAATCAGAGTTTTCGACGCTGGAGAGAGACCTTATTTCCAAGGCGCACGATAAAGAATATGATGGCGATGTTGGGGTTGTTGTAGGCGGCGGGAAGGTTAAGTTTGTACCCATTGAAGACGCCATAGACGCCGCTAAAAAAGCAATCGCGTCTGGCGTTAAAGCAGTTCCGTTCCAGATTCACAATGCCACAGGTATCCGTATTGGAGATGTCCCTTTGGTGTTGGAAAAAGTAGGCGCCGAATTTGAATCGACAACAAAGGAATCGCAAAATGCAAACTCTTTACAAACCAAGCATGTATCCCAAAGAGCTTCGGGAGAAGATCAATCATATGTCGCAGACGGCCATCGAGATAGCCAACCGATGGGCGCTGGGCTGGCCGAGCACGGTCAAGGACTTGATCACAACCGGGGAGTATCTGGAAGCACTCAAGGAGCAGGAACGCGAGGAAATCAAGGTGAAACTGGAGCCAGGGCTGAACCATCTACCGAGTTGGGAGAAGGCCGAGTTGTACGGCCTGAGTCAGAACCCGCCAGCGGCGTCAATCGACACGAGACCACTACCGAAGAAGGAACAGACCACGTAATTGACGCCGACGAGATCGGCAAAGGCGGACTTGGCAAGAAGTACCGCGACAACATAGCGGCCATCAAGATTCTAAACACCATCGAAGCCGATGGGAGAGACGCAACACCAGAAGAGCGCAAGGCGCTGTCAAAGTACGTTGGATGGGGCGCCATGAAAGGCCTGTTCGACCCTAACAACAAGACATGGGCCAAGCAGCATGATGAACTCAAGGAATTGCTGACCGATGAGGAATTCCGTGCTGCACGCGCATCAACCCTGGATGCGCATTACACCAGCCCAGAAGTCGTGAACAGCATGTACGATGCGCTGTCCCGCCTGGGATTCAAGTCTGGCCGCGTGCTAGAGCCGTCTGTCGGTGTGGGAAATTTCTTCGGCTTGATGCCGCGAGAGATGCGCAACTCCTCGCAACTTTACGGCGTGGAACTCGACTCGCTGACCAGCCGCCTGGTGTCTGCGCTGTATCCGAAAGCCAAAATCGCCAAGGCCACAGGCTTCCAGGACTTCGAGATACCGTCAGAATACTTCGACGTGGTGATCGGCAACCCGCCGTTCGGATCGTATCCGTTGGTTGATAAGGAGCGCAGCCCGTATTCTGGGTTCAGCATTCACAACTATTTCCTCGCCAAATCAATCGACAAGTTACGGCCAGGCGGAATCATGGCCGTTGTCGTCTCTCACAATTTCCTTGATGCACAGGATTCCCGCGTGCGCAAGTGGATCGGAGAACGCGCCGGCCTGGTCGGCGGAGTGCGCCTACCAAACACGGCATTCAAGGATAATGCTGGCACAGAGGTTGTGACCGACATCCTGATCTTCCAGAAACACGACAAGGACGGGCTTCCGGATTCTATCGCACCATGGCAGGACGTGGTTGGGCAGATCAACATCAACCCCAAGACAGGGGAACACGCCACCCACAATGTCAATCAGTTCTTCGTAGCAAACCCGCAGTACGTGCTGGGCAAGCCATCAGCGGGCGGCACCATGTATTCGGCCAACGAATACACCGTTGAACAAGACGGCGACATCAAGAACGCATTGGCGAAGTGGGCCAAGGCTCTGCCGGAAAACATGTTCGACAACATCGACCGTGCAAGCGATGCCGCCGTGGTGGATATGGCCGTGCCCGATGGAATCAAGATAGGATCATACTACGTCGATGCCAACGGTAAGGTAATGCAACGCGGCAATGACCTGATGGGCAATAAAACCGCTGTCGCATGGGAGCCGCGCTTTGATTCGCAGGTCGGGCGCATGAAGGGCATGATCGCCATTCGTGACGCGCTGCGCAAGCAGATGCGCCTGGAGCGATCCGTTGACGCAACTGAGCAGGACATCGAAGCCAACCGTGCAGAACTGAACCGGCTCTATGACGACTTCTTCAAGAAGTACAAGCACCTGAACAGCACCACCAACCGCAGCGTCTTCCTTGACGACCCTGAGTCCCATCTAATTCAGGGTCTGGAATTTGACTATGACAAGGGGATTGGCAAGGCGACCGCCGAGAAGGAAGGTATTGAACAACGCGAAGCCAGCGCCACCAAGGCCGACATTTTTCGGCGCCGTGTCTCCTTCCCGCCGAATGATCACATGACCGTAACCACGGCCAAGGACGCGCTGCTGGCATCACTGAATTACCGCGGCAAGGTTGATCCTGCCTACATGTCCGAGGTCTATGGTAAACCCATGGATGAGATCGTCAAGGAACTTGGCGATGTGGTGTTCGACGATCCGCAAAGTGGCATCGTGACCGCTGACGAGTACCTATCTGGCGATGTGAAAACCAAGCTGGACGAGGCCAAGTATGCCGCCCAGGACAATGCCAAGTACCGCAGAAACGTGGAGGCGCTTGAAAAGGTAATCCCGAAGGACAAGACGCCGAGCGAGATTTCCGTGAGCATCGGCGCATCGTTCGTGCCTGCCGATGTTTATGAGCAGTTCGTCAAGCACATCTCAGGCGGCAGCGCGACCGCCAGCTACATCAAGGCAACCGGCCAGTGGTTGATGGCTTTCAACGCGGGCAACGATCCGTCCCTTAATACGGGGCGCTTCGGCACGTCAGACATGTCAGCACAAGACCTGTTCCAGTTGACCATGATGGGCCGTGGCGCTGTGGTGAAAAAGACGATGCGCAATTCTGACGGTTCCACCACCACGATCCTGATGGAGAAGGAAACCGAAGCCGCCCGAGAAAAGCAGAACGCCATCAAGGCAGAGTGGCAGAAATGGCTATGGCAAGACCCGGAGCGCGCTGACCGCATCGCATCTATCTACAACGACAAGATGAACCGGATTGTCGGGCGTAAATATGACGGATCGCACATGAGTTTCCCCGGCATGAATCCGTCCTACTCACTGCTGGCGCACCAGAAGAACGGCGTGTGGCGTGGCTTGCAGACCTATCAGGTGCTCTACGATCATGTCGTTGGTGCCGGAAAGACCTTCGAGATGGCAACGCTGGCAATGGAGATGCGCCGACTAGGCATCGCCCGCAAGCCGTTGGTCGTGGTGCCAAACCACCTGACGCTGCAATTCCGCAGTGATTTCACCCGCCTGTACCCAGGATCGGACATTCTGGTTGCAGCGCCAGAGGATTTCAGCAAGGACAACCGGGAGCGACTGTTTGCCAAGATCATCACTGGTGATTGGGATGCTGTTGTGATCGGCCATTCTTCCCTGAAAAAAATCGGCCTGCCAGAGAAAACCGAGCTCGCCGTCCTGCAAGAGCAGATATCCGAACTGACAGACTCCATAGAGGACATGAAGCGAGCGCGCGGCGACAAGCGCATCACCGCTGACATGGAGCGCATCCGCAAGAATCTGGATGCCAAGATGAGGGACAAACTGGCCGCAGTGGGTAAGCGCAGCAAGATGGTCACGTTCGATGAACTAGGTGTTGATGCCATGTTCATCGACGAAATGCACGAGTTCAAGAACCTGGCTTACAACACGACGATGGATCGCAACCCAGGCATGGGCAATCCTGCTGGCTCGGCAAAAGCCTTTGATCTGTTCGTCAAGACCCGCTGGCTGTTCGATACCTTCGGCGACAAGACCCCGTTCATCACCGCAACTGGAACGCCGATTTCCAACTCGCTGGTGGAGATGTTCAACATGCAGCGGTACATGCAGTACCCGACTTTGAAGCGTCAGGGGCTGAACGTGTTCGACGCATGGGCCAAGCAGTTCGGAAGCGTGGAGAACGTCTATGAGGTTTCCCCGTCTGGATCGGGATACCGGCAATCTACCCGCTTTGCCAAGTTCACCAATCTTCCGGCGTTGATGAGCCTCTACAACACGTTTGCCGATACAGTCACTCTGGACGACCTGAAAGCGCAAGAAGAAGCGCAAGGAAATAGGTTCCCTGTGCCAAAGATGGTAGGCGGTCGTCCGGTTCTGGTGGTAGCCAAACGCTCTCCGTCCGTGGCTGCACTGATGGGCGTGCCCGAGGCGCAGACCGACGAGGCTGGAAACATCCTGTTCGGCGCCAATCTGGATTCTGATATTCAAATCAAGCAGGACGAGAAATCAGGAAAATGGACGGCCAAAGTGGGCGATGCGCGTCTGGGGACGTTCGAGACCGAGGAAGATGCCCGTCTCAAGGTGGTCGAGAGCGCACTGACTCCAGTGGTATCGGTTGATTCGGAGTCCATCCTAGGTAGGTTTGCCAACCTGCGCCAACTTACCAAGGAAACGAAAGGCAGGGTCAATGCGCTGTCGCTGACCGGCGAAGCCAACAAGGCAGGGCTTGATTATCGCCTGATTGACCCGAAAGCTCCAGACTTCCCAGGCTCCAAGATCAATCTGGCCGTGGATAACATGATGCGCATCTACAAGCAGTGGGATGCCGACAAAGGCACGCAACTGGTGTTCTGCGATCTGTCGATTCCGCTGTCTGCCCGTTCCAGCTACTCCAACAAGTCGCGCCGCCTGTACGTGCGCGACGAGGCGCGCGGCATTGAGATGAAGCGCGGCACCATGCACGCCATGCCAGGCCACGAGGATTTGCCGTACTTCGTGGTGCAGCGCGGCGATAAGGAATCTAAGCGATTCGACGTGTATGACGCTGCCTCCGGCCTGCGCCTGCAATCCGATTTCCGCAGCAAGCAGGACGCCATCGACGCCGCCATTGGATTTCTTAGCGACGAGGACAAGCGGCAGAAGTGGATCAACGCGCGCGAAGCAACTGGCGAAATAGAGCAAGGCGAAATAGACGAGTACAACAACGAAAACGACATCGACGTTGATGATCCGTCCATGTTCTTCACTCGGGATGATGTGGCTGGAGTTTCTGGCTCTGCCAAGTTCTCGGTGTACGACGACATCAAGGCCAAGCTGATAGCCAAGGGCGTGCCGGAGCATGAGATAGCTTTCATACATGACTACAATACCCCCACGGCCAAGGACAAACTTTTCAAAGCAGTGAATCATGGAGGTGTGCGCTTCTTGCTGGGTTCCACGCCAAAGATGGGCGCTGGCACCAACGTGCAAGAGCGCTTGGTGGGCCTGCATCACATTGACGCGCCGTGGCGTCCGTCTGATCTTGAGCAGCGAGAAGGGCGCATCATCCGCCGCGGTAACAAACTGTATGAACGCGACCCGGAAAACTTCGAGGTTTTCATCGGTCGCTACGCCACCGAGCAGACCTATGACACCCGGCGCTGGCAGATTCTTGAGCACAAGGCGCGCGGCATCGAACAGTTACGCAACTACGACGGAACGCTCAACGAAATCGACGACATCGAGGGCGAAGCCGCTAACGCTGCCGACATGAAGGCCGCCGCATCAGGAGACCCCCTGATCCTTGAGGAAACCAAACTGCGCACTGACGTGCGGCGCCTGGAGAATTTGCAGGCAGCATACGCCGATGAAGTGCTGTCCATGACACGCAAGTCCCGTAGCGCGCAGGAGTACGCAGATAAATCTGGGCCAGCATTCGTGCGCGAGATCAGGGAGTCCATTGGCACCACGGCCAAGCACCCTGTAGATAAGGACGGATTCGCGCCAATCAGCGTTCAGGGAGGCAAGGCTCTGTCAGACAAGGATGCCGCCAACAAGGCGCTGGCTTCCGTATTCGAAAACGTACGCAGTCACATGATCGACACGGCTTCAATTCAATATCGTGGCCTAGAATTCGAGTTGAAGCATGTTTCCGGTAACGTCATCATGTACACCCCTACCGGCATCGGCGGGACATGGGGCGCCACAGATACGTTCTCTCCGTCTGGCATGGTGCAGCGCCTCAAGAACTACATTGACCGGCTTCCTGCCATGCTGGATGACACGCTTGCCGGCATCGAGAAATCGAAAAAGGATGCTGCCTCGATGCGCGAACTTGCCAAGCAGCCATTCCCGCAAGCCGCCGACCTAGAGAGAGCACGAGAGGCCCACAAGAAAGTTCAGCGTGCGCTGATGGCGAAAGGGCCGGAAGTTCCTGATGAGCAGAAAGCCGCGGTAGTTTCCGGTATTGAGCAGCAGAAGGCGAAACTGCGCGAACTTGGGTTTGGCGATGCGCTGAACGAGCTTTCCGGGTCTGCCAAGTACAGCCGATCAGCAACACTCGCCCGCAACCCGCACACCGAATCCACACTTCGAGACGCAATCAATTCATCCTTCCCAGGGACTAAGAACTTTGCTGACTCGCTGATCGCAACGGGCAAGTTCCACATTATCGGTAGCGAGGATATTGGGAAGCATCTGGGTCAAGGTGCGAATTTCAGCAAGGCATCGCAGACAGATACGCCAGCATTCAAGAAGTGGTTTGGCGATAGTAAAGTGGTGGACTCAGATGGCAATCCGCTTGTGGTATCGCATTTTACCGACGCAGACGATATAAGCGTGTTTGACCGTGGACGCCTAGGATCGAATACAGAAAGCAACACAGATCAAGAACAGGCGTCAAAGATGGCGAGACTCGGTTTTTGGTTTTCTGATTCTGATATTCGCTACACGCATGATCGTGGGAGAGGTGTGTTCGCGGATAACAAGATTGATGCTTTTCTCGCTATCTCTCATCCAAAGGAATATGCCACCTTTGATGAAATGTGGCATGAATCTGATTCCTATGAAACCGCAAAAGAATGGCGCACGAAACTTGAACACGATGGTTACGATGGCGTTGTGGTGCGTGATGATAATGAGCTAGGAGGAACATCATATGTAGCCTTCCACCCAAACCAAATAAAATCCGCCACCGGAAACATCGGCGCCTTCGACCAAACCAACCACGATATTCGCTATTCCAAAGACGGCAGAATCCTGGCATTTGTCAAAAATGGAGAAACATTCTTCGTCCACGACAACATCAGCCAGACAGACGATAGCGTGAAGGGTTTGTTGCTGCACGAGCTTGGCGATCACGCGCTGATGCTCGGACGCACTGATGCAGAATTCAAGAATATACTGCGCCAGTTCAAGATGATGGGCAATGCTGGAAACGAGAAGGTTATAGAAGCGCAAGCGCGAGTCCCGGAAGGAACGCCAGCGCATTTTGTTGACGAGGAAAGCCTGGGGTATTTCCTGGAAGCCAATCCAGAACTGCCCTTTTCTCAGAGAGTCATCGCATGGTTCCGCGACGCCCTGCGCAAGCTGGGAGAGAAACTTAAGGGCATCCAGAAATTGCAATGGATTCAGTGGGCAAACAGGCTGAACGAGTCTGATATCGTCTACATGGCTACCCAAGCCACACGCGGCGCCACCGCAACGCTTCGTAACTCGCAGGACAATTCCGGTAAAGGCGTTCCGCTATTCAGCAAACAGGCGCAGAATGATCACTATGAAGTACAACCAGACGCCGCTCGCAACCTGCCTATCGACGGGGCCGAACTTACGGCCTTACGTCGTGCTGCGGCTGGTATCGAAGCGGCAGAGCGCGGCATTACATTCACCGTCAACGCAGATGGTCGAGCCATCGTCACAGGCCCAGCGCGCGTCAAGGTTCCCGCTCGATTCCGGAGATTCGCCAACGACCACGGACTGACGCTGGTTGTCCAGCGCTCATACGGCCCGTTTGTTAATTCCAACACTCCCATGCCAATTGCCTACCGCGAGGCTGGAGCACTGTATTTTGGCGAGATTGGAGAAAACCACCTTGACCGCACAGGAAAGACACGGTTCAGCAAACCAGACCAGGAAAACAAAGCACGGGCGTTTGACGGTAACGGCATGACCGCTGCCGCCGTGCGGGCAGAAATCTCCCCTATCCTTGCCAAGTGGAAGCACGGAAACATCCAAGTCGTGCAGTCCATATCAGAACTTCCAGACAGCCTTCAACGCGAGGTTCATGCAGTGGGCGCGGAAGGAGACATGGAAGGCGTCTATGTCGGGAATGGCACAGTGTACATGGTGGCAGACCATTTGCAGAACGCCAGGCGCGTACATGAAGTTCTGGCGCATGAGGCTATAGGCCATCTCGCAGCCGAGGAATTGACAGACCAGGCCGACTACCAGCGCGCCATCAATAGCGTGCAGACGCTGGATCGCATCGGCAACAAGACCATCCGCGCATTGGGGGATGCCGTAGACGAACGCCAACCTGGATTGTCCGCAAAGAGCCGCGCTAAGGAAATCATGGCGCTGGCTGTGGAGAGAGGCAGCTACAGGGACATTCCGCTGCTGCAAAAGGCGATAACGTCCATTGTGTCATGGGTGAAAGCAAGGTTGCGCGCCATGGGTTTGAACACCAAGTGGGTAAACAGCATGAGCGAAGGCGAGGTGTTTTCCATGCTGCGTCAGGGTGAGCGAAGACTGGAAAGTGAGAAGACAGGAAAGGATGGTGCCGTGTCTGGCGCAGCCATGGCGAGTAGGGGCGGAGTGGATGGAATTATTCGGCGCCTTAAGTGGAAGGACAGCGCAGTATTGAATGGATTGCCGTCGTATCGTGGCGATGGTTTTTCGATTTTTGCAACAACCGAAATACCCCATGAGGATGATTTTCAAACGCACCCGTATGCGCTACATTGGGGGCATATCGCGCAGATTCCAGAAGGGTCGAAGCCTTACCAATTCACCATTCGGGGTGAGAAAGGAGTCGGCGCTATCGGCGACATGAAGGCCGACGTAGACGGTAATGGTAATATCGTGGCAATTCACGATATAAACATTTATGGAAAACGCGCAGGGATTGGCGCTAAGATCGTGGCAAGCATCGCCGCGAATTCGCCATCACCAATCAAGATTGTAGAAGCCATCCCGCAATCACAGGGATTCTGGAGAAAGGTAGGACTCAATGAACTCGACGACAAAAACACCGGATACATCTCCGCCACCGATGCCGCGAGATATATTCTCGGCCATGAGAGAAGAACGGCGCAAGGCTTCAAAGAAGGCGTCAATAGAGTACCAACTGACGCCGGAGCAGAAGGCGTTTATAGAGAAGGAATTGAAACCGGAGAAGTAAGCCCGGAAGAAGCTGGAAAGTATCAGTTTTCGCGCTCTTCCATCATTGGCGCATCAGGTCGCGCCTACACCCCAGAGCAACTTGCTGCGATGGAGCGCACCGGCTCTGTCGTCACCAAGAAAACCATCCAGGAAACAATCAAGTCGCTCTGGCAGGACGCCGGTAAGAAGCTCGCCCAGGGCGTATTCGACCAGTTCAGACCCGTTCGTGATCTGTCATCGCACGCCTATACGTTGATGCGTCTGTCAAAGGGCGCACCAGGCGCATTTGAGGCGTTCATGCACCACGGAAAGCTATCGTTGCGCGATGGCGCTTATGATGCCGATACCAGCGGAGGTGTGATGGAGAAGGTGTTTTACCCGCTTGGAAAGGAATCCACCGACTTCTTGCGCTGGGTCGCAGGCAACCGCGCTGAGAGACTGGCGACCGAAGGCAAGGAAAACCTGTTCACGCCTGACGATATTGCAGCGTTCAAATCGCTTGCAACTGGCGATACCGACTTTGACTACACATTACCGAACGGTAACGTCACACGCAACCGGATGTTGATTTACCGCGACTCGCTCAGGAAGTTCAACGAGTTCAACAAGAACGTGCTTGATATGGCAGAACAGTCAGGGCTGATTGATCCAGAAAGTCGCCACCTGTGGGAGCATGAGTTCTACGTCCCGTTCTACCGCACGGTAGACGACAATGACGGCGGCGTTCGCGGCATGAATATCAAGCAAGGTGTCGTGCGTCAGGAAGCATTCAAGAAACTCAAGGGAGGCGACGAGAAGCTGAACGATTTACTCGCCAATACCCTGATGAATTGGGCGCACCTGATAGACGCCAGCGCCAAGAATCGCGCGGCAACCGCTACTCTGCAAGCCGCTGTTAAAGTCGGCGCCGCAAGACTTGCATTGGCCGGAGATAAGAAAACAGTATGGCACATGAGCGGGGGACAAAAAGTAGAATACAAGGTTGATGACCCCTACCTGCTGGACGCAATCAGCAGCCTGGAGTATGCCGGACTGCGAGGCCCAGCCATGGACGCCATGTCCACCATGAAGCACTGGCTGACGGTAGGCGTCACCGCATCACCATTCTTCAAGGTGCGCAACCTGATCCGCGACTCCATTCAGTCGATAGCCACCGCGGACATGGGCTATAACCCGCTGAGTAACGTGATAAAAGGATACAAGCTGACTGACCGCGCGGCGCAGGAGTATGTCTCGGCGCTGGCTGGCGGAGGCTTGATTCGATTCGGCACCATGCTGGAAGGAAACGAGGCAAGCCGCGTGCGTCAACTCATCAAGCAGGGCGCGAGCGACCAGCATATCCTTGATAGCGAGAGCAAACTACGCGCATTCTACGACAAGTACGCGGAACCATTGATTTCTGCATACGAAGAACTCGGAAATAGAGGCGAGGAAATTAACCGCATGGCGCTATACGACTCGCTAATCAGCAAAGGCGTAGACCATGCGACCGCATCGCTTATGGCACGCGACCTGATGGATTTCTCCATGCGTGGCACTTGGGGAACGATTCGCTTCCTGACTCAGATCGTTCCATTCATGAACGCGCGCTTGCAGGGGCTTTACAAACTTCGTCGCGCGGCGAAAGAAGACCCGGCACGATTCGCCATCGTGATAGGGGGCGTGGCGCTGGCATCGCTGGCGCTGCTGGCCGCATACGGGGATGACGACGACTGGAAGAAACGCGAGGATTGGGATCGGGATAATTACTGGTGGTTCAAAATCGGAGATGTTGCATTCAGGATTCCTAAACCGTTCGAGATTGGAGCAATCAGCACGCTGGCGGAAAGAACAGCAGAGTATGCTTTTGATGATGAAATGAAGTTCAAACGATTCTCGGGGCTGGTGCTGAATAACATCGAGAATCAGCTTTCAATGAACCCTGTGCCGCAGCTATTCAAACCGATCATGGATGTATATTCCAACCAGGACAGCTTCACCGGAAGGCCGATTGAAACGATGGGCATGGAACACCTGGCACCAGACTATCGCTTCAATCAAAATACCAGCATGATCGGGCGCGGTATCAGCACCGCAGGTAATACCCTGACCGGAGATCATTTCTTGTCTCCCGTCCAGGTAGATCATTTAATCCGGTCGTACTTTGGCTGGCTGGGCGCATCCGCCGTCGGCATAGCAGATATTGCGGTTCGCTCCGCCAGCAACGAGCCTACACGGCCTGCGCTGGACTATTGGAAAACAATTACCGGAAGCATGGTTTCAGAGTTGGAAGGCGCGCCAAGCCGATACGTGACAATGATGTACGATCAGGCGCGCGAGATCGAGCAGGCGTATGGAACATGGCGCGAACTCATGAAGGAAGGTAAGCAAGAAGAGGCGGCGGCATACCGCGCCGACAATCAGGATGAACTATCAAGGTACAAGCGAGTCGAGGCGATCAAGCGCCAGGAAACGATGCTCAACAACCGCATCAAGTTTATCGAGCGCAGCGACCTGGATTCGGATGAGAAGAAGGCAAGGATCAATGCGCTACGTCAACAACAGGATCAGGTTGCCAGGAGGTTGTAGCTATAGAATCGGATGGGGTGCTTTGTTACTTTAATTTTACGGATAGTTGCACCCCATAGCACGATGTCAATTGGAACCGCTGGCGAGATTATATCCGCGACTCTATGGCACGGAACAATAGCTCCTGATTGTATTGTCTATGCGCATAAGCAGATTTTCGGTGTCTTGCATCACCTCATACATGGTTTCTGACATATAATCTTCTCCATCGCTGTCGTGCCTACATTCTGCTTCGTCATGTACCTGTTCTACATATTTACGTGCGTCGATCAACTCTTTTAGCGTATCTTGTAGAATAGTTCGAGTCTCTTGCAGAAGAGGCTTGTTCCCCATATTAAGGAATTCTCTGCCTAGCTCAAGCAGTTCTCTGCCCATATCAAGTGTTTTCCTGCTATGCTCAATACATTCCTTCATTACGTCGTCTCACGAAACAAACGCTACTATTACGAAACGACGACCCAATCGTCGGAAAGCATATCTGTCTGACTGGCAAGCCAACCTGGCAGCATTGCTCTGCGCCCTTGCGCATTGGTTGTCCACATATCAATATGGGGCAGAATTTCACAACTATCTGTTTGCAGGGCATGGTAGTACGATGAGTTTTTGTTTAGTTTCGCATCCGGCGTTCCTGAAACAAGAATAAGCCACATGTCTTTTCCGTTCCATCCACTGCGTGCCACTTTCTTGCCGGATTTAAGTGCCTCAATAGCTTCGCCAAAGTTCATAGTAATTTCCTTTCTATTGTTCCTTCTGAGTGAGCAGGAGGATAACTCGTCATTACTCAGCCAACGCTTAAATTCCATCCTACCAGATTAAAGCGTTGTTCGCTCCAGAGAATATTCGATGAAGTCAAGCGCGTCCTCTAGTGCAAGAATATGATCTTGAAGATCGAAAAACAGCGGAGGATATTCGTCTGAAAAAATGTGATCTTTCGCCTTGAATGGTGGAGTGTTAGGCGCCATTACTGGATACAACTTTACGTTCACCAGTTCTGCAAGTTGTCTTGCTCTATGTACTAAATGTTTTGTTAATGCTACTACATCTGTTGCTATTGATGAGTGTTCATCATGGTTGCGGATAGTAGTGTTGATTTTTTGATTCATTCTATTTTCTCCTGGTTAGATCAATGCTGAGGCAACTTACTCAACCAACGCTTAACAGCAGACTCAACGTCTTTTTTTGCTTCCGCCGATGTTGAGAATCTAGTACGCCCTGTGACTCCTGGAAGTTTGCACGAGGCTACGTACTTGAGCGTATCATCTCGGGAGCTAAGACCGTCGTATTCTACGTAGCCAACAGCCCACGGCCCAAGATACAGCGCTTCTCCACTCGAATACTGAGATGTGTCTTTTTTCCATTCCATTTGACTCTCCTTTGTTGTTTGTGTCTTCGCATCAGGCCATTGCCCGATGTCACGGTACAATTGCTCTAGCTCACCGTCCCACGGAATGAACGCACGCACACTGTCATTCATTCCCCACTCTTGGCCGCAGCGCGTGCAGCAAACTTTCCGGCTTGTCGTGCTGAAAACCCGTTGCACCACGTAGCGATGCCCAACCAGCGCGCAAATTAGTTTCTTAAGCACTTTCATTCTCCTGTATATATTTTCCGCATTGTCTCCTGTTCTTCTGCGTATCTTTTCCACATTGCTTCTTGTTCCACGGCGTTCATCGTCGGAACGTCTATATCTCCGGTGTGCGTGGGATCGTTTTTACCATCCCAAAATCTCGCGTCCGTAATCTTTTCGCGCAAGTATGGATGAATTGCTCGGACGGCATTCGATAGTTGATGCGTCATCACGCCGCACTCGCCAGTTATTTCCTCAATATCCTCATAAACGTGTTCCAACCTGGTGTGTATCCATCCCGTTGTCAGGTTACGCAGACGTTGTATGTCCATCTCATTCTCCTGAGTTATTTTGACGCGCTCTATATACACGCAAGCAATTTTTACATGCATTCGCAAGCGGCACATTTATCGTCATGCGGTAGCCGGTCGGTACAGGTCTTCCGCATAGCGGGGAGCTGACATACCCAGCTTCTATCGAATGCAACTTGTCTTTCCCTTCTCCGGCCTCATAGACCAAGTGCAACTTCTGACCTCTCTTCACTTGTGCGTAAATCATCATTCTCTCCAGTGGTTGAGGCGCCACATTCGTTCTCTATCAGGAACGGTTGCAGGTTTTTCCCACGCCTTATCTATCAATACGCCTAAACTCAATGTGATTCACATCCAAATTATCACTGGCCTCTATTACATATCTTGGGATAGTCCTTCCTAGCGTAACCTCATCGAAGTCAGGAGACAGGGCCGTGTATTCAATTGCATCGGTGTAGTACATCATTTCGCACCGAATAACAATACAGCGCCCCATAATAGCTCTGACTATGTTGGGGTGTGATTCTATTAGTTCACGGCTTATCTCGAACCGGCCTACTCGGTTGTTCATTTCATTCTCCTTTATGCTCGTCGCCGTAACCTTCTCATTGGACGCGGTGATTTAACTCATGCGCTTCTTCGCTGTCGCTATCAGGCACTCCATCCGAATGTCTGCCAGAAGATTCGCCGTGATTCCGTGCTTCTTCATCACGGCGGACGCAGATCGCATAATATCCTCGAACAATACCAAATCGCTAAGCCTCGCCACTAGCGGATAGCGAATCATAAGGCCACAGTGCGGGCACCGGTCTTGGATACTTGGCGGACTCTGCGTCCGCATTACTTCGAGCGTGTCATCTACCCATTTACGCAAGTCTTTGTCGTCTTCAATGTGCATTTCATCCACCTAATGTAGATATATCTGGTAGATCAATCTCAACCGGCTCACGGGTGTCAATTCCGCAGCACCGACCAACCAGCCCAATTCTTCCGCATTGTGTGCATTTCCACATAGCTCGTTCGCTTGCTTTGTCGCATGGTTGATCATTACTCAGCCAGCGCTTAATGCCATCCGATCCGATGTACCACTTCGGCGTTCCAGCAAACTCTGTTTTATCTTTGATTTTCATGAGGCCCCTCCGGTAACGGCATTCAGGCGGTGTGTCACACTACAACTGCCGTATCCGTCTTTTGGGTACATATCCATTTCCTTAACGTCGCCTATGATGGGGTGTTTGTTTAAGCAGGAAGCCAGCGCCTGCTCGGCGACATCGGCGCGGTGGACTGCACGGGTAATCGCATGCTTATCTACCAAGATAACTAAATCCAGCACTATACAGACTAGCAACATCCAATCATTCTGATTTATTTTCATGAGGGCCATCCGGCAAATGCATCCAGTGAGTAGGTTCGGTTTCCAACGAACAATACAAAATGTTGCATCCAAACCAACCAGCTTGTATGTGGATGGCACGCAGAATTTCTGCGCCACATGCTACCAGCACAGGCTTCCCGTTTTCTGGCAATCTGTCGGTGACTGGCGTCCAGGCGCAAAGCATACGTAGCCGATTTATTTCGTCCATTGCTTCATCGGGTGTCACGCGCCGACCATCATCGTTCCGAATTGCCCAGCACGATAATGATCTGTCGTTTGCATTTGGATGTTCATTGCAATTTGCTAAGTGAATCATGCTAAACCTCCGCGCTACTTTGTTGGCGTATATTTTCTTGTCGGGCGCCATCAGAACTGTCCTGGAAACGTCCTTCGCGTCATTATCCGGTTGTATTCTTCCACCTCAGCGCGCCCTATGAACAAAGGGCGCATGTACTCCTGATCTATCTTCTTGCCTTCGATATCAAGCGCCTGATCTCCGATCCGCACCGTTTTTAAGCCGCGCAAATATTCCGGCACTTCATTTTTCGTATGCGTGTTTCCGACGAAAACCTCGTCTGGTTGCGCGCCCGTGTAGTGGTTCATTGTTCCTCCGAGCTATCGGCTGGCAGGATATAATCCCCGAAGTCAATGATAGTTCGTTCGCGCACGCAATTATGGTCTGCATCATAAATTTCAGGAACCGTTACCACTATGCGAATATCCTCTCCGCACTCCTCGTAACCAGGCCAAACGTCTTTTGCCGTAACATCTGCACCGTACTTATCCAGTAGCGCCTGCAATTCGTCTGTGAATGCCTGTGTTACTTGTTCCTTTGTCTGCATTTAGTTCTACTTTCAATGTTCCCGCTTAACCAGCGAGTCTTTTCTCATCAATAAACGCCATCAACTCGTCCTGAACTCTCAGGAAAACCTCGTGCATGGCCGCCATCCTGGGGTGATCCAATATATAAACCGAGTCGCTCGTATGAACTCGCTTCGTTCTATTCTCATACTCACGAAGTTCGTTCTCCACGAAGCCTGGAGCTTGACCGCGCCACGCTTCTATCCATATGTGTGTCACCTTATAACTGCCGTATTTATCTCTTGGGTACATATATATGTTTCCTTGAATGAATGAACTTTACGAATTCGACAAGGTATGGGCGGATCGACTGCTTTTTCTTTTCATCAACACCTATAAATTCAAGGAACTCCCTGATTTCGTGCTGATAGTCAATAACCACGTCAGTCGTTACCTCCTGAATATCGGTAATCGTCCTTTCGGATATTGCTTCCCGCTGGTGGTCTTCTTCGTCTCTGTCTTTTGCGGATGCTTCCTCTTTAATCTTTGCTCGGGCCTTAACTTCTTCTTCCTGTCTGATTCGCAAGGTTTCGGCTTCCAACTTGGCCACCTCGGCCTTCTTGTGCGCGTCTATGCGCGTTGTTACGGCCAACTTGAAGTCGTCGAACGGCTTTGCGACAAGCTGTTGCAGGTCAGCCAGCAGAGCGCGGTACTCGGCGGCATTAGCATCCAGCCAATTCAACTTTTCGCGCACGTCCTTGGCGTAGGCATCCGCTGCGATCTTGCCGTTCGCCAGCGTGGTGTCTATCCTATCTTGGATACTTGCAAGTGTTTTCAGGCCCTTGATTGATCCTCCGAAGTCTGGCTGCGCAATGACCAGGCTGACTCCTGGAATCTCGGCCTGCAATGCAGCGACATGGGCGGAAAACCGCTTCCTGGCTTCCTCGACCTTTTCAAGGCGGATACTATCCTTGCGCTGCTTGACCAGCTTTTCGAGTGCCAGGCGCTTTTGACGCGCCTCTTCCTTTATTGCATCTACCGTGCGAAACAGTTCGTCGATGCTGCTCGTCTGCGATAGCGCGTGCTGCTTCGCTGCTTCGAGCCTGTCTTCTACATCCTTGCACCATTTCGTTGTCACGTCCGCGTTAGCAAAGTCTTCGTCGGTTTCAAGGTCGGTCTTGATGCTGTTGAAAACCTCGATGGCGCGCGCCTTAAATTCTGCTAGGTTTGACGCGGTAACGGCGCCAGAAACTTCAATGCGCAGGGCCGGTAGCGCGTCTGGTGTGCGGCCTGCGACATCGGGCTTTGGCTTGTCTTCAACGTGCCGATAGGCTTCCAAGTCCTTTTCAAACTGCGCCCAGCCGTCTGCAATGCGCTGGCGAAGGGCAGGGTCTGGCTCATACCACAAGGCGACACGTTCGACCAAACGGTCGTTCTCGTCCCACCTGGTCGCCATGAACAAGCATGTCTTCGCATCAGAAACCATAAGCTGCTGTTCCATTTGGATGCGGTAATGCAATGGTATGTGTTCAGCGGTCTGACATTCCCGGATTGTGTCGTTCATGGTCTTATGCTCGAAGCAAATATCTTCCAGCATGGTAAGTCCGTCGAAGCTGGCGGCCAACTTACCTTTTGATCCGACGACTGGATAAAGCTCGGCTTCGATGATGTTTTCTGCCAGCGGGCGAGCCAGCGCTTCAAAGCGGTGCCCATCATCGAAGCGGCGCTGGGTAGCGTTATCGACTTCGGCGCTGACGCCGGTAGCCTTTTCGCGCAGCAGTTCGCTCCTGGTCTTGTATGGAGACTCCCCCATCATGGCAGGCGCATCGCTGGCGGTGAAATGGGATGCGCGGAATGAGTGCCATTCGGCAGTTCCTTGTTTGAGATCGTGGACTATCATTTCGAGTATTCCTGTTCAAATTGTTCGGAGGACTCCATGTCAGCAACGAAAGGATCGACTTCTTGTTGCTTTTCCAGGGAGCGGATTCGGTCTGTAATTTCTTGGGTTAGGCGATAGCCGCTAGAGACCTTGGCGATGATCTTGTCCGCCGTCGTGCGATCGGAATTGATGGCTTCCTGCCATGCTGGTAAATTCTTTGCCAGTTGCGCGTCTGTATATACGGGCAGTTCCTTTTGATATTCCTTATTGTTCGGATTTACGCCGCCATCGAAAACCGCTGCCCCGTCGTCAATGATTTTGCCTTCCATTTCATCCGCTGTCGGCTGTGCGCCGATTTCCGGGAACGCTTTGCGCAGCGCTTGCGCCTCTGCGCATTTTGCAAGCTGCGCGTATGGCCGTTTTTTCCACATCGCATTCGGGGCTTGGGAATCCTTGCCTGCGGTCGCGTAGTTTTCCTTCCATCGTTCTGTCGCCGCGAATTCTGCGATCAGGCCGTTAGCCAGCAGGCGCTTGACTACAACCCGGCACCAAGACGGATAGGTTATGGTAATGTTACCGAATTCTTCTGTTACATCCGGCCCGAATTCAGGCTCAGAAATACCAGCGTATTCGCCAGACCTGGCGGCCTGCGTCCGGTAACTTCCAATGCCGGGCATGATTACGTCGCGCATCGTCCTGGCCTTGCTGTCCCACATCGGGACTATGTGGACGGGCTTCTGCATGGGGTCAAGCCCGGAAGCCTTGCAATAGCCGATGACCATCTTTATTGACTCATCTTGCGCTCCAGGATAAAGCGAGTTGCGCAGGACATTCATAAGTTCCTGTTCAGACATCGCCAAAGCGTGTGTTTCTTTCCTTACGACTGGTTCGTTCATTGCGTTCTCCGTGATGTTTTCAAACCCGTTCACACCATTCCAGCCGCTTAGTCAGCGTTTGTGCGATTGCGGGTGTCGATCCAGTTCTGGATTTCATCTGAGTACCAGCCAACCGATTTTGCCCCGAGCTGCACCGGCCTGGGAAAACCTGGATCGTACTGTTTTGCATTGGGGTCGAGCTTGGCATAGATCATTGACCGACTGATGCCAATAGCCACTTCTACATCCCTGCGGCGAAGAATGCGGCGAGCTTGTGTTGGGATTTTGCTTTGTTGTGTTGTCATGATCGTTTTCCTTTACAGATTGTTTGTTATAGGTTCACAGAACGTTACCGTTCTATCGTCGCCCACGATTGGGCGCTTGTTCAGACAGGCCACCAGCGCCTGCTCGGCAACATCTGCGCGGTGTACTGCGCGAGCCGCAGAGTCAGCGGTAGATGCGTATGCGTCTACCAAGTAGATAATCTCCAGCGCCGAACATATCAGTGCTACCACGACGGCGCCGAGCAACCAATCGTTCCAATTCATTTTCATGCTACCCTCCATTTCTTGATTGCCATTTCCAATGCGCGTCCTGCGTTCTCGGCGTCGCGCTCCTTTGCATGCCTGATAAGTGCCGCGCACTTTGTCGAGCACGCGGTTTTTAGGGCATAATGAGGCCAACTCTCGCTGGCTCCACGCTTTATCGTGTTCCCGCAATTCGGGCAGGAACGCAATTTGTTTGTTTCAGTTTTCATTTCTGCTCCTTTCCTTGTTGTAGTTGCCGGTGGCCTTGGCGGAGTAGGATAACCAATCCACCGGCTGCCGGGTTTTCACCCACTTATCCGGCCTTGGGTTTATTCTGTTCCATCGAAAGCCATCCAAAGGATGTGCTTCTTCCACTTTGCCCAGAACTCTGTCGCTCGGTAGTCCATCTTTCTTATTGCATCGTCATCAAATTCAAGCCATTCCTTCTTTGTGTGAATCCTGCAACCGATCCTTATGTGCGTCTTGAACACATATACAGGCCATGTAAGTCCATGAATTATTAGCGGGTTATTTCCTATTTCAACACCCTTACCGTAAGTCGCCCCATCCATGTTCGCCCATCGAAAGCTCGCTCCATTCAACTCCGCCCGATCAAAGTTCGCCATTGCCGCGTTCGCATTGTCCAAGCACGCACCATCCAATGTCGCACCTTCCATGTTCGTATTGATGAGTTTTGTCTTAGACATATCGGCCGCTGACATGTCAGTATATGATAGGTCAACATCTGTCAGGTCAGAACCTGACAGGTTAGCACCGATTAAATTAGCCCACGATATGTTAGAGCCAGACAATAATGCACACGGCAATCTCGCACACGATAATTCAGCTCGGTACAACCAAGCATTCGATAAATCCGCACCGTAAAAGTCTACACCAGCTCTAATTCCAGCTTCGAGCGTTGCTTTGACGCTGTTATTTTCTTTCTCATGCGCGAACAGCACCCTACCTCCGAATCTGCTTCTGATCTCGATCCTCAATTTATTCTCCTCGGGTTATTCCGGCGCCCGTCTCTCCGGGCTGTCACGAATATTCGCTATCGTTGCGGTGCTTTTTTACCCGCATCTGCCCGTCTCGCGGGGTGCTGGGCGGGATTCACACAGCCCAATTTGCTACGGTGTTCCCCGTCTCTCCGGCATCGTCACGACTTATGTGGAAAGCCGTTACCCTTGCAACCTTTCGCGCTTTGTCGCCTTGTCGGACTGGCTACCCGTGGGCTGTTGCCTACTAAAACTGGCAATTTCCGGTAGTGCGCTTTGTTCTGTAGCCGCTTTTTTGCGGCATGGATTGAACTATATGCCGCGCATAACAAAGTGTCAAGGTAAATATTCATGCGATGCGTTAAACAGTGTTGACAATTCATATTGCCAGGCATAATAATTGATGTATGGAAAAATCATCTGAAAAATTACCGATTGAAAGGGCTATTGATATTGCGGGCGGTTTAAGCGCAATGGCTAGAGCGCTCGGAATAAGCGCGCCCGTTGTTCACCAATGGAAGTCAGACAAACATAGCCGACCTATCCCTTCTGAGCGTTGCTATGAAATTGAGCGCATTACCAATGGCGCCGTGACATGCGAAGAGTTACGTCCTGACCTTGCGAATATGTGGGCATACCTTCGCAGAAGAAGGAATCGTCGAGGAAGAAAAGCTCCATGAGTCACCTCGCCAGAAATACCGACCCGATCACCAGCCATCTTGCCGCCGCGCGCGTGCATGAGTTCGGCAAAAGCCATATCGACAAGATCGTCGCGGCGCTGATCTTGTGGGGGCCGATGACAGCAGACGAGATCGCGGAACGCTCAGGTCTCGACAAATACCAGGTTTGCCGACGTTTGCCAGAAGCGGAGAAGCAAAACCTTGTCAGCGCGACCGATGCAGTCAGAAAGACGGGAAGCGGTAGATCGGCAAGAGTATGGAAGTCGGAAAAATGAGCATTGAAGCACTTTCGTGGGCCTTTAATCTCGACCTCCCGAGTTCTGGCGCAAAACTCACGTTGTTGGCGCTTGCTAACTACTCCAATGAGTCCGGAGAGGCTTACCCAAGCCAGAAGGCAATGGCTATCAAAACATGCCTATGCGAGCGCGCAATTCGCACCCACCTGGCAACACTTGAGAGCTTGGGGATTATCTCAAGAGTTTCCAGGAAGAGAGAAAACGGCTCATTTACAACCGACCTTTTCCGGCTGAATATTGGTGCTGTGTCCAGCGGCAGAATCTGCCAGCGGCAGAATCTGCCAGCGGCAGAATCTGCCAAAACCCAGCGGCAGATTTTTCCAAACCCAGCGGCAGAATCTGCCGGACATGAATCACCACTAACAACAACCGTCACTAAAACCAAGAAAGATCAAAAACACTGTGCAATCGCTTCGCGCTTGCCAGAAGATTGGGAACCATCCGACGACGATATTGCGTTCTGCAAAACGAAACGCCCAGACTTGAACGTCAGGGACGTTGCTGACGAATTCCGTGATTATTGGGTTTCTGTTGCAGGAGCGAAGGGAAAGAAGCAGGATTGGCCTGCTACATGGCGCAATTGGGTACGACGACAAAACGCCAGGGCGTCTCCTGCAAAAAAGGAAAGGTTTGACCCCACTGAGTTTGTAAACAGGGGTAGAAAATCAACGGATGGCGGAAATGATGGATTTATTAACGGGGAAGCGCGGCGTGTGGCTTGAAGTCCATGCAGGACTCGGAATCAGCCTCATGGATCACCTCTACAACCGCATGGAGGGGATGTATCCGCAGCGCTGGAAAGCGAACTTCCCGAGCGCGACAAGCATCCAGAACTGGCGCGAATCGTGGGCTGAGGCATTCGAGGATGAGCGCATCACGCCGCAAGACATCGCGGCAGGACTCAAGGCTTGCAGGAAAAGGCATGATTGGCCGCCAAGCCTTCCCGAATTCATCAGGGCATGCAAGCCGCCTGTTGATTACGAAACCTTGTTTTCTGGCGCCGCAGTAAGCGTTTCAACGGGGAAGTGGGAAAACAGGCTGGCGTATTGGGCCACTCAATCTGTCGGATCGTTTGAGGTGCGAAACGAGCCGTACGTGAGGATGAAAACCAGATGGACGAAGGCGATTGATGAATTACTGGAAGATGGCGAATTGCCTGAAATACCACCTGGCCGAGAGGCGTTACCGGCCCCAGGGAAACAATCAATCAGCAAGGAAGAAGCTGCTATGCGTGTGAATGAGTTGGGCCTCGATCCAAAACGTAAAGAGCCGAAAGCATGGGCAAGGATGATTCTTGAATCGCCAGCCGTGTACCCTGCAATCTCGATAGCGTTCGCAAAACAAGCATTGGGGGTATCAGCATAATGGCAGTCTCTGGGGATGAACAACAAAACTATGCGAACCTTGTCGTCCAGGTGCTGGTTATAGCTATCGACGATTACGAGAAATTTAAGGACTCAAAAAAAGGTAGCACAGAATACAATGCATGGGAAGATGCAGACTCATGGATAAACCACGACGGGAACGAACCATGGTCGTTCAAGTGGTGCTGTGAGGTAGTTGGGTATGACTACCAGGAAATCCGTAACGGGATAAGCAGACGCGATAGAAAGCACTCGATCACATATGGATTCAACAATTTCCGCAAATTGCCAAGCGTCAGGGATATTTATTGAAATGAACGCCGACGAACAACAACACCAGGTAGAAACGTCCGATCCATTGCAACCAGGCCAACACACTGATCCGCTGCTGGCTCTTCGTGGATCAAGGTATGGAGCATTCGCGGACAACGCAAAATTGTCTCAAGCACTCAAGGCAGTAATGAGAAGCGGGCCGAATTGGGAATCGCTGGATGCCGACATGAAAGAGGCACTGGAAATGAATGCGCACAAGATCAGCAGAATCTTGTGCGGCGACCCTAATTATGACGATTCGTGGGTGGATATTGCAGGATATGCAACCCGCGTGGCAGACAGATTGAGGTCTTAACGTGGGAAACGAAACCATCATCCACGAGCCGGCCTGCGAGGTAATCACCGATCCAGAGTTGGCGAGTGCCGCATTCAGAAAGGTATGGGATGCCGCAACCGACGCGCTGGATGATGGCATGGCCGGTGAATTGACTTGGACGCCGAAGAAGCGCACCAGAAGCCTTGAGGCAAATTCCTGTATGTGGGCGCATCTTACAGATTTATCTCGACAAGTGAACTGGTACGGGCATAAGCTATCGCCGGATGACTGGAAGGAAGTCATTAGCGCGGGTCTGAGAACTCAGCGTGTCGTTCCTGGAATTGATGGCGGATTCGTATCCATCGGAGTTAGGACATCGAAAATGTCTGTGAAAGAGATGTCGGCCATGATCGAGCTATGCGTGGCCTTCGGTGCGCAGCATGGGGTTAGGTTTACGGCGCCGAAATGGACGTACGAATGAGGCAGAAAAAATGCTCGGTCTGCCGAGAACAATTCCAGCCAGTCAGGCCATTGCAATCAGTGTGCGGTTTACAGTGCGCCGTTATAGCGGCAGAATCTGCCAAAGCGAAGCAGGTTCGCAAGGAATACAGATCGGCAAAACAGAAGATGAAAAGCCGCGCCGATTGGCTTAGAGAAGCACAGGCCGCATTCAACCGTTATATTCGCCTGCGCGATCACGACAAGCCTTGCATATCATGCGGCAGGCAACATCAGGGCCAATGGCACGCAGGACACTATCGCAGCGTAGGGGCATGCCCTGAGCTAAGGTTCGAGGAGGCTAACGTACATAAGCAGTGTGCGCCCTGCAACGACCACCTCAGCGGAAATATTGTCGAGTACCGTAGAGGCTTGATTGAGCGCATCGGAATTGATCAAGTGGAATGGCTGGAAGGTAATCATGAGGCCAAGAAATACACCATCGAGGAAATCAGGGCCATCAAAGCGGAGTACACACACAAATCGAAGGAGTTAATGAAATGATTGATGATAATGAATTAAAGATGCTTTTCTGCAAAACCTGTGCTTCTGATCCTTTTGGAGATGGATGGACTGAGATTGTTAAGTTCGGTCGAGCCGTTGCTATTGCCACACTTGAAGATGCGGCGACGTTGATCGAGCTTGAATATGCGCCAGACAAAAGGGCATATGACAGGCTAAAGCAAATTGCGCAGCATGTGCGGAACATGACGGCGCTAAACGATTCAGGATGCCCCGGTGGAAAATGTACTGACCCTGCGCATGATTGCTTTGGGTATGGGTGTATTGATGGATAACGCCTGAATTCAGCGAGCGCCGAAGGCGTCCGCTGCAATGACGGGTTAGGGGTTTGGTAACTACGAAGAGAGCGTTTTCGATGTACATATTCACGCGGGGAAGTTTTGTGTACCACGAAATTAGAGATGGCATGAAGACGTGGTGCGGCAACTACGCCAACAACTTTAACCATTTCAGGCCGGAGACGCAGAAAATTGTTGGAGTGCCGCCTGTCGGTCTGGATTTGTGCCAGAACTGCGCCAAAGTAAAGGCGCGCCCGTGGATTGGCGATGCCCGCAGAAAGCGGCAGGCCGTATGGGATAGCGCAACACCTAACGCGGAATAGACACCAGAAAATGGTAATAAAAACTGAAAGCGACTTGGGTGACGTTCAGAAGATGTGGTTTCAGCGCACTCAGGCGCCCGAAGTAATCGAGCGACCAAGCTGCTACAACCGACCAGCATTCGCGCGCATTATTTACTCCGAAGAGTTTCGGGACAAGTGGTACAAATTCCGCCAGACGCGCGACTGTCCGCACTGGAAACCTGGCGGAAATGCCCATGTGCGGAAAATGTGCGACTCTGCCGGCGGGAAGACGACACCATGGCACGCATGTAGTGGATGCAGGTGGAAGCCATGAGAGAAAAAAGCCACGCGCTGCCAGCGGTGTGTTACGGCGATCCGGCGATCGCGTATGAGCGCAAGGAAGCATCTACATGCAAGGGCTGTATCCATGTCGG